TACAAACCCTTACCTAGAAGAGATAAGACAGCATAAAGACCCTCTAATAAAACTGGTTTCAGACAGATAAGGAACAGAAAAGTATAAAGTATTCGTATAAACTTGTGTGTGAATCGACTCTCAAACGGGGTAAGCCTTTTCATATGTAGGGGTTGATGTTCCTATGGGGGAACATTTGAAGCAAAAAATCTAAAAGGGTTATGAGTTTGGAATGGAGTGTCGCACACAAGTGAGTTGTAATACTATGATCCTTCGTCAAAAACGGATATGCTTGTTTACCCCATCACTCAAGAGTATACTATCCCAATCTAACCTATTGTGATAATGGCTTATACTATCTCCAAGCTTGACGATTCTACCTTTCTACTCTATAAAGATGATACACCGATCGTAGAACTATACCAAGATGACTTTAACGATGAACGATACTACTTCGTAGGTGATGGTGGATACAGAATGAATATATACAATGATGATACGTTTATGATATACAAAGGCTACTTTGCTAATGTAAAGGTGTTATTGAAACGTTGTCCTATCCAAGTCCACCATTAACATTACTCTGCTATACAACAAAGATGACGCATAGAGAGAACGTATTGCGTAAGCTAGGGCTTCCAAAGGATACACAACTGCCTCTTCCTATGTTGGCAAAGTTTGTTGGTGTCCCTCTCAAAGCGCTACAAGAAGTATACAACAGAGGTATTGGTGCTTGGAAGTCAAATCCAGAATCAGTACGATTGAAAAGAGATTTCAGTAAGAACCCTAATCTAGCAAAGTATCCACGCTCTACAAGATTAACGAAAGAACAATGGGCGTATGCGAGAGTCTATAGTTTTTTAGATAAGGGCACTACCTACCGCACAGCCGATCACGATATTGCCGTTGAGTATAAGATTTAGAAGTCACTGTTGAAATCAATTTTTAGTAACTCATCGGATCGTTCCTTTATGAATGAATACTCACTTACCTTGCCTTCAAAGAAATTGGTTTTGCCTTCAAGGCATATCATATCCATAAAGGCAAACGGGTTAGAAGCAACATACGGCTTCGGTGTGCCTAACTGAACCGCAAGACGATTGGCTACAAACTGGATATACTCCTTCATTAACTTATCATTCATACCAATCAGTCGAACTGGTAAGGCTTCTGTGATGAACTCGGTTTCTATCTCTACACCGTCCATAATGATACGATGGATCGTTTCTGCTGGTAGAGGTTCGAACTGCTTATAGTATGAAACCGCAAAGTCACAGTGTAGTCCTTCATCACGTGCTATGAACTGGTTTGCTAGACCCAACACCGGACACACTCCGCGAGACTTCAACCAGAAGATAGAACAGAATGCGCCACTAAAAAAGATGCCCTCACAGACTGCGAATGCGATCAGTCGCTCACGGAAGTCATCGCTTGATTTGATATACTTGATACACCAGTCAGCCTTCTTCTTAATAGCCGGATAGTTGATGATGGCGTTGAATAAATCTAGTTTCTCTTTCTTATCGGTTATGAAGCTGTCGATCAAGTTGGCATAGACCTCACTATGTATGCCTTCCATAGCAATCTGGAATCCGTAGAATTACTTAACGACTGGAGATGGGCTCTCACCGTAGAAGCGCAGAGCAAGGTTCTCTGCTACTATGCCATCACTCCCGGCAAAGAAGGCTAGTATGTGCTTGATGTAATACTTCTCATTCTCGGTGAGCTTCTCCCAATCTATCCTATCACTGTTCTGTACTTGAACCTCTCCAGACAACCAGAATGATGCTACTGCTTTCTTATACAGATCGTAGAGTGGCATATCCTCTGCTTCGATCGGTAGGAGGCAGTAGGACATTTATACCATAGTGAGAATACAAACAGAACAGTTAAAAACAGATTTATTATGCTTGGTTGAGACCGGGATTATTCTCTTGTTTCCATAGAGTAAAATATGGAAGTAAATAAAACTCATCACGGAGACTGTTTGGAGTTAGTTGAGAAGTTAGAAGACAAGAGTATTGATTGTATTATTACATCTCCGCCGTATTACAACTCACAGCATAAGTATCAGCGGGGGACTGGATTTCATTACACAACCGACATCGGAGAACCTCTGTATGTGATTGAAGACTTCTTTGAGAAGGTTAGACCCAAACTGAAAGATGATGCGATGGTGTGTCTAAATCTTGGATTTTCGTATGGCGAGACGGGTGTGATGCGACCCTACGATATACTCAATAGACTACGCAAACTGGGATACTTTGTAATAGACCAAGTCATATGGTATAAGAGCAATCCTATTCCAATCCAAAAGCGTCTTACGAATGCCTATGAATTGATATTCATTATCAGCAAGTCCCCAAAGGGCAAGTACTACACAACTGAATACACTCATAATGTGTGGAAACTGCCCGTTGGTCGTGGTGGAAAGCATTCCGCAGTATTCCCTCTTGAACTTCCGAAGGAATGCTTGAAGCACTTTTCCAAAGAGGGCGACCTTGTGTTAGACCCCTTTATGGGAAGCGGTACAACTGCCCGAGCTTGTATTGAAATGAAACGCAAATGGGTTGGGTTTGAACTCAATAAGGATTATCTTACAATGTCTCCTCAAACTACGACTTGAACGATTCTGTAGAAGTTAATTAAAAACGGATTTATTTACTGGGAATAATGTATTGCTATTGAATAAAAATGTCGACCGAGTTTATGCTTCAACTTTCCAAAGACTTAATGGAGAAGCGCAAGGTGTCGGAAACGTCCGCTAATGCCTACATACGTGCCCTCAAGTCGTTGAATGAAAAGAAACCCTTTAAAACGATTTCATTCCTACGGAAGAAGGACGCAATCGAAGAGGTAGTAAAGAAGTATGCTCCTAACACCCAGAAGTCGCTTTACACTGCTATATCTGCTGTATTGGCTCTACACAAGGACAAGCCGACATACAAGGGCATCTACAAGTTTTACTACGACAAGATGATGGATAAGGGCGCTGAACTACAGAAGGACGAGGGCGAATCAACCGAGAAGACCGAGAAGGAAGAGAAGAACTGGATTCAGTGGGAAGACGTACAGAAGCATAAGAAGGATCTAGAAGATGAAGTAGCCAAGTCTGGTAAGAAACCGCCGTTCGATACTCTGCTTCAACTTGTAGTGTTGTCTCTCTATACTGAAATGCCTCCCCGCAGGAACCAAGACTTTCTTGATATGGTAATCACTCGTACTGCTAAAGACCTACCTACCGATAAGAACTATTTGGTTCTCAAGAAGGGCGGACTACCCATTCAGATGATATTCAATAAGTATAAGACTGCGAAGACATACGGGCAACAGATTGTTGATGTTCCGGATTCTCTTGCTTCTATCCTATCTATGTATATTAAGGTTCACCCCAAAGCAAAGGAAGGTAATAAACAATCCAAAGAGTTCCCACTTCTAGTGAGTGAAGCCGGTGTTCCTTTAACAGCAGTCAATAGTATCACTCGTATCCTCAATAAGATATTCGGTAAGAATGTAGGCTCATCTATGCTACGCCACATCTTTCTGTCATCTAAATACGATGTAGCAGATATGGAGAAGGACGCAGCCTCGATGGCGCACTCAATGAAAGAGCAACGTAGTTACTTGCGTAAGGCGGACACGACAGCGGTCGAACTCCCCACCTTTAATTAAAGGTAATCGTATGAGTGCCGAACACGACTTGAAAGATCGGCTTATCCTTCTTCTTGCGAGGCTTCTTTTTTCGTACGGGGGGCAGTATAACTATCTCCATTAATATAAGACAATACTCCATTTTATATAGTTTTGTCTTATAATTTTTTCGTGTAAGGGTTTAAAATAATCTCGCAAGTAAATAATAAATGCCCCGAGCCTCCCTCCCGTCCTCGATGAAGACTTTTCGCTCCTTTGAGTTGCTAGTAACAAGCCATACTGAAGACGTAATCTGGGACTACTTTGTGAACGAGATGAAGCAGTTTGACGAGTTGGTAAATAAGTATAGAAAGACGAAAAGCGACTTTATAGATAAGCAAATAGAAGAGAACCCTTATATCAATGAGAACTTCAAGACAGTGGTTGATAAGATAAACCAGTATGATTGGATCGGTGACGATTCTGGAACCTATATCAACTTCACTCGCAAGTATATGACTATGATTCGTGACTTTCAACTCTGCTTAAAGGAACTCAAATGGGCTGATGTAGAAGACAAGAACCTAATTATTCACGATTGGATATTTACGATTGAGAGTTCATTCACTCTGCTACGTGACAATGATGAGTTTAATGTGATTAACGCAAACAACTATCGTATCGCACTTGAGGGCTGGAAGAAGCGCAACGCAAAGAAACTGGAAGAGGAGAGCAACTATGTTAAACACCGGTTCTGCGAGTTCCGTGACAACTATCCCGAGCAACCCATTGAAGGACAACACTACTATCTGCTAGAGAATGGAAGCAGACAATATTTCAACATAGATTGTAGTATATGCGTATCAAAGAAGGACGCATACTATAGACAACTTGAATACGAGAAGAAGCAAGAGAAGGAGCAAGATGAACTAAATGAGAAGTATAGAGAAGAACAACGACAGAAGAAGGGTATAACGAAGGAGCCTATATACTCGAATACTGTGTATGAGTGTGAGGACTGTGCCTTCAAGACCGCATATAAATCCAGTTTTAATCAACACCAAGAGAGCAAGGAGCACCAACGTCTAATGAAGATTAAGTCTTGGCATTGTGATGTGTGTGACGTTCAAGCCCGTAGTAATGTTGAATGGACGTACCACTTGAATACCAAGAAGCATAAAATAGCAATCGGCGAGGTCACACCCGATCCGCAAGAGTTTCATTGTGAGAAGTGTGACTACAAAACTCACCTAAAAGGCAACTGGGAAAAGCATCTGGTAAGCAAGAAGCACAAGGCTTACGAATAACTCTCCCTTATATAGTAAATGCGTGAGTCACAGTTTCTTGATTTCCTTTACACCATTGTATGCTATAAGACAACGCACGATGATATAATGCGTTTTCTTATCGACGAAGGACATCTAACACGAAATGGAAGCGACTTTGAGAATGAATTAGTTGAAGATGCGCTAAATAGTCTAAATTGGGACTATATATGCCGGATACAGAGTGAACGAGCAGCCGATAATCTAGTAGAGGAGAATGAGAGTGAAGAGGAAGAGGAGGAGGAAGAAATGGAAGATGAAGAGGAAGATTAAAACGGATTGTTCAGACATAACTCCCGTTTATTAGGTAAAGCAGATGAGAATAAACGATAAGTACGATATATCAATCGACGGTAAAGTAACAAACATAAAAACAAATAAAGTTCTGAAAACGTGTCTTGCTGGAGCAGGATACGAAAACTTAAGATTAGGTGTTGGAAAGCATCATTACATTCATCACCTAGTTGCGAAAGCATTCTTACCAGCACCAACAGACGACAATTGTGTGATAGATCACATTGATAGGAATAAACTTAATAATCACGCATCTAATCTTCGTTGGGTTTCTATAAGCGTTAATACGTCTAACCGCACGATGACTACTAAACCAAGACCAGACAACAAGACTGGAGAACACCATATTAAAACGATTATGACACAACGACAGATTACCCCGAGTTATGCTGTTGTTTATGATATGAAGAACTTCAAGCATTACTCATTACACAAGACACTAGAAGAAGCGATACAAAAAAGAAACTCAATATTAGTATAAATGTACCGAATCCGGAAAGCGCCCAAACGGGAACTCTATTGGGTAATAGGTCTTGACGGAAAGCATATGAGTAAGGATCCTATTCCGTTAGAACGAGCAGAAGCACAGCGTCGTGCTTTGTATGCTTCGGAGAAGAAGGGAAGTGGTGTGTCGTCTTCAAGACTCGCAACGGTTGCTCCAATGCCTTCTGTGTATGAAATACCGGGACAGAGACAACCAGTAGGTGATAGGCAAAGAATACAATCACTTACGAGTTTGAGACGGCATATGGGTCAGTTGAGAGCAGAGCGAGACTATCAACAGACACACGGACGTACGAATGCGGAAGCAAGACACACGACGATCAGAACTCCACGAGCTGTAAGGGGACCCGAAGAGCCTCGTAATAGGACGGAACGAAGGGCACCAACAACAGCAGAAGACCCAACTGGTGGGAAAGGTTGTGTGGGTGGCAACATTCAAGACGCTCTCAAATGGAAGGATCCGCTCGGTGAGTTCAGACAGACGGTGGGTAGGAAAAAGCTACAACCTCTAGCAAAAGAGTTCGTTCCCCCGCCCCCGCCCCGTTCGTACCCTCGTACCCTTGATGCTTTCAAAACAGAGTATCCTTTTCTGTGGACTCCTTATTCTAAACGAGCAAGAGATCTGGGAGTAAGTGAACCAGATATTATTAACAACAGAAATAGGTTGATTGATGTCTTTTTAGATAAGGGTGGCAAGAGTAAGTTTGATGTCAGAGTGATAAGAGAAGCAGTAGAGTCTGGTATTCGCTCTCTGTTTAGCGGAACTGGAGGACTCTACAAAGACACACTCGTACCCGAATGGAGAAAGAAGATAAACAAACTAAAGGAAGAACTTAAGGATCCGAAAGCAGAAGAAAAAATTGAGAAGATAGTAAGTCTGTCTCCGTATGAAGTCTACCAGAAGGCTATTGTTGACAAGTTTAAGTATGACAAGAGTGTACCGAGAGTACCGCCAAACGTAGTAGAAGATGGTTGGATTGAGAAGGTAAAGCGGATATACAGAGGAGATGAGAAACTAAAGGGGTTAGGAAAGATGTGTGGTGGCGCACGTATGGAGAAACAAGGAGAAGACTACGTGATCGTAGAAGGGTTGGGAGACGATATGGAAGTCATACAACGTTTCAGAACGAAGAAGGCAGCGCTTGACTACTTGAATGAAGAATCAAAGCGTCAGCAGATCGCACGTAGAGCGCCTCCTCAAGCAGAAGAGCCAGATGCGTTTGATGAACTAGACGAACTACATTCCCAGATGCGCCCGACAAAGCGTCAGAAGACTGGAAAGGGTGTTACGCTGTCTAAAAAAGCCTTTGTCAAAGAACACAAGAATCTGTTGAAGGTCTTAAAGAAGGGTAAGAAGTCAGAGTTGTTGCGTGAAGCAAAAGACCAGTCCAAAGAACTCGCAAAGGTAATGAAAGGTAAGGGTGATGAGGGGAGTGATGAAGAGATGAAGAGACTAACGGAAGAGGTAAGTAAGGTTGGGTTCCAAGCACCCCCATCACCTCCTCGTGCTCGAGCACCACGCAGAGCAACACCTCCTCCCGATGTAGGCTTGAAGCGGATTGTTAAGAAGGTAGGTAAGAAGCGAAAGATTGAAGAGGTTGGGAGAGGGAAGAACTGGATTCAAGAGGCAATGAAGGGTGTTAAGAAAGGTGCTCTCACAGCCCAAGCAAAACGAGCGCATCTCAAACCGGAGGAGTTCGCAGAGAAGGTATTAGAGAAGCCAGAGAACTATGCTAAAAAGACCCGCAAACGAGCCCAGTTTCTAGTCAATATCACTGGCGGATACGAGCCACCTACTACTCTGGGACCGAAGACACGCATAATAGATCAAGATACGACTGGTCTTCCTGCTGATGTTATTGCTAATCTTCCCAAGAGTCCGGCGTATCGTGGAATGTATATCGCCGAGTGGAAGATGAAGAACGTTCCGGGATACGCAGAGAAGCAGAGACCTTTTATAGAGAGGAATGAGGCTATTAGACAGAAGTCGGCTGATGTTGTTAATTCCCCCGAATACAGAGCGGCGAAAGATGCGGCTGCTGGCTTTGATGTAGGAAACCTTTTCAGTGATGAAGATGGAAAGTTTGAAATCAAAGCACTCCCCTTTCCAGTTCAGTGGCTCACACCCCAGCAAAAAGCAAAGATAGAAGAATATCAGACCACAATCTCGCAGAATATCCCGAATGCGATGGATATATACCAGAGTCGAGAGTTCAACGCAAAGCAAGAGGCAATGGAGAAAGAGCGTGAGAAATCTCCATTCAACTGGATTAACAAGATACTGATCGGGATTGGCGATGTTGCTGCTAATCTACCTATTATACCTAGTTTCTTTAAAGATATTTACAAGACGATGGCTCCTCCGGGCTCTTTATATAACCCCACGCAGAAGATAAGAACATCTCCAGAGGAAGTGCTTGCGAGGAGATTGGAAGCTCGTCAATCCGAGTTAGAGGCGGCGGATACGCCAGAGCAGAGGGCTCTTATTGAAAGACAGATGGCTGAAAGGGAAAAAGAGGCAAAGAAATATAGTGATGCTTTGGCGGCTGAAAAGGCAAAGGTAGATGCTCTATCTGGTATGGGAAAGTGTGGTGGGGCTAAATGGAAAATAGAAGTTGGGTCTCCTCAACACTGGGCTGTATACAGAAACGGTGTAATGGTAAAGCAGTATCGTTCGAAGGCAAAGGCATAGGAAGCCGTACAAGATCAAAAAGTAAAAGAGGTGGAATATATAAAGAAGATTCTGATGAGTAACCTACCTCAAGCAGAAAAGTGGAGACTTATGTCTATCTATGGTGAATTAGGAACGAGTCCGGTTCGTAAGGAGGGTGATTACTCTGCCTTTGCTCGTCCTACTGTGGAGTTGGCTGCCGAACACCCCAAGATTAAGAAACGTTTAGCAGAGCAAGAGGAAGAGGACGCGCCTCGTCCTCCCAAAGTGAAACGTAGTATCTACAAACCTATCGACCTCGATGGTCGTGGTAGGAAGCGTGGGGGTGACTTACTATCACAGCTCAAACGTGAAGCAGCAGAAAGTGTTACGAAGTAGATTTTATTGCTTTTAAGTATAGATGGCAGAACGAGGAAGACCGATTCAGAGAGATACTAGACGAATGGCGTTTTCTCCAATGACAGATGAAACAGAGAGAGAGCAATTAGTTAGACGACCGTTTGGTAGTGTCTCTGCTATGCCGGTTACAGAATACTTTCGGAGGGTGGGAGCAGAAACAATTGATCTACGTAACACAGATTCTGTCCGTGAAATAATCCGAGCACTAAAAGATAGAAAACCAGTTCATCTGGTTGTGATAAAAAACACTCCAAATAGAGATGGTTCATTCAATACGCATAGTGTTGTTCTGCTCCGTCGTCAGAATAATGTTGTTGAGTTCTATGAACCGTCTGATGTCTCATTAGCAGACCTATCTACTAGATACAATTTCTATGGTATACCATATCTAGAATCAGAACTAGCAAGAGAAGGCTTTACTATTACAACGAGAGGTAATCAGCATCTACAAGACTTTCAAGAAGGAGCAATGACTTGTACTCGTTTTTGTCTTGCTAGAATAGCCCTTCGCAGACTTAACGCAGAAGGCTTCACTAACTCAATCGTTCAAGCAGCCATACAGAGAGAAATATCTCTAGATGAAGCCATAGTAGAAATTAGTAAGTCTATAGCAGATAAGATAAGTGGAAGTCATACAGAATCTCGGTTTGATTATGAAGGGTTCGCACCAGAAGTCGCACCAGAAGCCCCACCAGAAGCCCCACCAGAAAGAACGTTCGACAGTTTATTGAGACCTATTCGTCCTATTGGTGAGATTGTAGGACAACCAGCACCATCACCTATTGTAGCAGCACCAGCACCAGTTGTACCAGCGCCCGAACGAAGAGTAGGTGAAACTCCACCTCATCGTCCGTATAATCCGGGTTATGAATCATCACTACAACGTATGGCACGTATGGCACGTGAGTCACGTGAGACTCCCCTTCCTCCTCTTCCTCCTCCTACTCAATACAACGGACAAGGTAAATACACTTTTAAGGAACAACTAATGAAGATGGGTATTACACCCGAATACTATCTCAAACAAGCACAGAAGAAAGCAAAGAAGGCTGGGTATGATCCGAAGATGTTAGGATTCTCACTCGACGGAAAGCATAAACTTGCGATTCCGGACAATGAGGGTCGTATGGCGAGATTTGGAAGAGTTGGGTATGGAGATCATATCATTTATTCTTGGTTGGAGGCTCATCGAAAAGAGCCGAAGGGGAGTGCGGAGAAACATCGTCACGTATTCCAGAAGTCACACTTAAAGATAAAGGGGGATTGGAAGTCGAAGCCTTTTTCTCCGAACAATCTTGCTTTGAAGGTGCTTTGGTAATCATTACTGGACTAATAGTAGGAACGCATTGAGGGCATATATACTTCGCAATCTGGTGAACGCATTCATCAGATTTCGGAAGACTGCCAAAGTGAAAAGTTTGTTCCATTAGTCCGGTAATGGTTTGTTTATTAAAGCATCTTTTTTATGCGAGGCGGAGAAGCTGGAAGTACTGGGGACCAACGACACCGGCACTACCACCACCACCAGCTCCTACTTGACAACTGGCACCAGTAGAACCCGTCATTGCGCCACCACCGACTCTTGAGAGACCCCAAGAGATGTGACCGTCAGCAGGAGGAGAAAATGTGAGTGTAATAGATGCGAGTAAAGACGCACCACTAGCAGGAAGTGCTCCTAAAAAGTAACCCTTGTCGAGTAGTGTAGGCGCAACAGTCAGACCATCACCCCACGTTATATACACATCGTATGAGTCTCCTGTAGGAGCAGTAGGACCAAATAGGTTGAGAGTAGCAGTAAGCTGGTATAGACCACCCGCAACTACGGTTGCTACACCAGCACCACCAGCCTTCCACCCAGCAGTACCGTCATACTGCCACCAACCCGTACCAGTACCGGGAGAAGCCACTTGCGTTTTAGAAGTAGCACCAGGATCAGCCTGACCTACAATCTCCTGAAGAGAGGCTGTGATAGGAGCCGCACCACTCGTAAAGGGAGACCAAGTAGCAGCATCTACAGAGGGAGAGTTTAGGAGAGAAGCCGTGTTCGCAACCTTACACACATAGTATTTGTCGTTCAGATCACCGAGTACGCAATCACCTACTGCGTATACAGTTCCAAGAGCCCAAGCACCCTTATTGAACATAAGACCATCTGCGCCACCTACGAGCACCGCTCCAGTCGTAGGCGCAACAGTTAGGCGACCATCGGGACCCGCAGTCACTGATGACACTGCGCCACCACCACCGCCAATAGGAGGCAACACCATACTGGAAGCAGTCGTCAGAACACCCGTCTGGGGTGAACCGGATACAGTTACATTTACTACAGATGCGCTCGTCTGTACACTACCAGTTGCCGTACCGAGAAGGCTGGTGGATCCACCACCACCACCACCGCCACCACTGGGATTAGGGGACTGGAACGAATCAGCCCAAGCAACTACACCTTGAGAAGAAGGAGCGCTTCTGTCAATTATCATAGCACTTGCCATTTCTTTATGTTAATCTAGCAAGAGTTTTTTTTAAACTTACATTAGCCGAGCAGATAGACGACCCTTCATTCCACCACTCGCATCGCCACCCGTTCCGTATCCTACGTGCCCGAGTGCGCCCTTGACCTTACCCATCATTCCACTGTCGGGGAGTGCGCCCTTCACGGCAGACACGATCGGCTTCGTACGCTCGTATACGTCCTTGACTTTGGAGAGCACGTTGGCGAGGGAACTAAACATACCCGCACCCACATAGCGTGAGAGGGAGTCGCGTGTCGCCATAGGAGCCAGAGGAGCAGAGATGATGTCCTGCTCGGACAGCACACCCTTGATGATGCGGGAAGAACCACGAATGCTCTCGAAGAACCCAGAGTTCGCAGTAATCACATACAACTGGGGCTGCTGGGCTACTGATGACGTGTTCTTCACCTGAAGGTTAAACTGGAAGGTAAAGTTGCCTACGAGTGACGGCGCTTGTCCCGTCTGGAGTGTGATGTCCTGCGACGGCTTGAGGACGAGCAGACCACCAGTTAGAGGGATACGACCACCGGGAAGCTGGAATGCGCCCTCCGAGTTCGCCGCGCTGCTGTGTGCCTGACCTACCCACTGGTTCCAGTCCATCTCTAGACCGTTCTTGATCGACATCGCATAGAGCTGCTCGGCGGTCGTGGAAGAGAGGAGACCAGAGAAGTTGTCGAAGTTCACGTTGATAGGGTTACGAATACCGTCAGCCGCCGTTGCGAGAGGGAGGTAGTAGTCCGCATCAGTAGGCGCAAAGGCACCACCCGCACCCGTGCCACGACTGGGCTTCACGTAGATGATGAAGAGATCGGGAATCTGGGGGAGCGTGATAGTCTGGGACTGGAGCTGAACCACCGCGCCGGGAGCCACAGTTCCGTTCTGGTTCTGCGTGATGTAACGGGGGAACTCCATATAGGGCACCACTGACTTGGGAGGGAGGGGCACATCTAGAGAAGGAGTCAAGAACATCACGTTCACTACAGAGTCACTGTAAGGAGACGCTGCGAAACTATTGTAAGCCGCCGGACTGATTAGGCGACCCGTACGGGCAGTCGCACGGATAGAGCGGGAAGGCTCACGCAAGTTCATAATGAGCTGGATGTTATTGATGCCGAAGAGACCCGTGTCCCACTCGTGGCAGTCCGCGAACACGAAGGGGGAGAGCACCACCTTCTCCGTAGAGCGCCAACGGAGGTAGAGGGGGTAAGGACCAGTCGCAGACGCGAGAACCAGCGACCACGCAGGAGCCGCAGGAGCAGTGCCTACTACGGGCACAACCGCAGACCACACCGCACCAGCAGACACTACTAGAGCACCAGCCGCATACGTAGCCGTTGCGGACCACGCAGGAGCCACTACGGGCACACCATTAATCTGTGTGTAAGGCGCACCGGGATACGCAGGGGAACCAACAGTCGTGAAACCAGAGCCACTGCCGAGAACCGTAGTTCCAGAAGGATCCGTGAATACTAGATTGTAGAAGGCACCGTTGGGGGTCTCCGCATAGTCAGTCTGGTTCTCAAAGCCAGATAGAGGGTTATTCACTGCTCCAAAGGCATCATCGTAAGACTGATACTTATCCAACATAGTCGGGCAAGTGCGCTGGGAACGATTCTTCTTGTAGTCAGTTAGACGGAGCACCTCCTTTAGCACATCCTGTGAGTTGATTACGGAGGTCGTGTCGTTAATAGTAGCCGTTAGAGTGGAGCAGAGGGAGTTCAAAGGGAAGGACTGGAGGGCGAAGTCACGACCGGGCACTGCGATAGGCACACCGGGCTGCGCTACACCAGAACTAGCAAAACTCACACTTACAGTCTGGTACACAGTGGAAGACCACTCGATCGCACGGTCTACGAACACGTTCTCGGACGGCACGTAGATGTTATACGTGTGCTGGGACGCTGAAGCAGCGATGGCGTTAAAGGGGGCGTTCGTCAGAGACAGTGCGCCCTTCTCAACGGCATACTTGGGACGGGACTGGACGATACGGGAATCGAATACTGCCAACTTCTCAATATCGGCGCTCATCTTTTATAATATTCTAGTTAGACTATTTTTTAAGCAGAGTAATTTTCAGTGACGTGGGCGTTCTTGTGGCGGAACATACACTTGATGGATACAGTGGTTAGGTTAAACATCTGGATAGGGTAGAGTTGATTATCCAGACGACTCTTCCAGT